TCTTCGGCGCGTTTCAGTTCGCCGTTGTGCTTTATGTATCTTTGTCGTGGCATAGTCTTAGGCTATCAATAATAGGGTTTCTATATCTTCTTCCTCTTGCGCGATTCTAATCTGTTGTAGTTTTATTGCAACAATTATTTGTTTTGCAATGTTTTCTGCTAATTTTTCATTGATTTTTAGCGTTTCTGGCTGAATTGAGGCATATTTTGGCGAAACTGTTGCCGCCACTTCTATAGCTTGTTCTGGTTCTTCCTCAATGAACTCTATGACTTCTTCAATGTCCGGGGTTTTGGTTTCCCACTGTTTTGCCCATTTTTTACGCCAAACCTCGTAATAATGGCCTCCGGCTATTTGTGCGCCGCTATATATTAAATTAGCGTCATTTCCAGAATACGTGTACGTCCCACCTTCGGCAATAAGCGTATAGGCACCAGTTGGTGTGTAAACAAGATTAGCATTGTTGCCGCTGTAACTGTATGTGCCGCCATCAGCAGTAAGCAGTCGGCTATAAAGCAGGTTCGCATTATTGCCTGAGTAAAAATACACCCCACCGTCAGCGGTCAAAGTATAAGACCCGACTGGCGTGTAAATTAAATTGGCATTGTTGCCACTGTAGTTATAAATTCCACCGTCAGCGAGTAAAACGCGGTTAAAACGTAAATCCGCATTGTTGCCAGAATAGCTGTATGTGCCACCATCGGCAGTGAGCAAACGGTTATAAAGCAGGTCGGCATTATTGCCTGAATATGTATAGCTTCCGCCATCAGCAATAAGAATGCGGTTATACAGTAGATTGGCGTTATTGCCACTATATGTATAAGTGCCACCGTCGGCAGTGAGTGTATAAGAACCGCCTGTTATTAGAGAAAGCGGAGGTACTCTAACGCGGAGCATCTCAGTCCCCGATCAGCGGTGGGCGATTAGCGAAGGGATGCTCGGCGGCGAGCCTGATGCCCCACTTCCAAGCGAGATAACCCTCTATGATGTTCACATTGTGTGGAGAAAGCGTCGTGTTGAAGTGAACAATCTCGCTGATTTCACCACTCCACGAATACTGCCCCGTGGTGTACCCCGCCTCAACTGCCCCGATAGCCAATTGACTTGTGCCACCAACAGTTCCTGTTGCATCCGTTCTGGTGTTGGTGCGGATACCTCCGTTTAACCGTGACCGCAAATTGTTTGCTGCAACGCCACCGTTGTTAGGGCCAACCATTGAAAGCACAAAAGGCGAGTTTCGTTCCGTTCCAACAGTCCAGTCCGCACCTATGGTTGCTGTACCCGCAATCTGCAACATAGTTTGTGAAGAACTCCCCGTTCCAAAATACCATAACGAATAGCCAGAGCTGTTGTTGACGAACAATCTTCGGAAGGAGTTCATTGCTGACCCGCTATCCATTCTTGCAACAACAAATGTCGCTGCAATATTGCTGATGCCTATATCAAAAGAAGTCGTGTAGAGAACGCGATTTATTGATGTTGCCCCGGCAACAACGGGCCAAATCAACCCAGGCCTACCGTTCAAAGCAAACTGACTATAATCGGGTTGAAGGGAGGTTGTTGCTTGTGTAGCGTGACGATTGTTGCCGCTCTTGTCGCGCCACTCGCTGACACCCGTGGCAATGGTGATCGTGCTTAGATCGGCGGCGTCCAGCCACACCGCTGGAAGCACCTGCGCAGGCGTCCACAACCGCCCCTGCAACCGCGCCTCATCCAACTCATCCACGCCGCGCGGCATTACGCAATATCCTCATTCCACGGACGAACATAGAGCTCGTTGCCAGACGAGGCAAGTGCTACGCCAGCATTGTTGATTACGCTCATTCGCATGGAATACGGATACAGGCGAATCATGTTCAGGACAGCCACCTTTGCCGATGCGCCGCTTGTAAGTGGCACAACGTACAAATCCCCACCGATGCGGTCAGCCGTGTCCGTGCCATCATTCAAAGTGACGCGAAGCGTGATCGAGCCGCCCGTCGCGGGCGTAATACTGCCAAGCTTAATAGTGACTGTGCCGTAGAGGTCACGGTTCGTGCTGTTGTCGTAAGTGACGACTGCACTTTCGCCAGCGTTCGCCAGAGAATTGAGCGTAGTACCTGCAAAATTGCTTGACCGTGCTGAGGGTGTTGCCCATTTCGCGATTGCCATCTTATACTGCTCCTCTTGCCAGCCCTACCGTGCGTGGGGTCACTTCCACACCATTTGCCTCTGCCCATGATTGATTAACATCATTCGCAAGCGCTTTTAACGACGTTGCTTGCGCTTGCGTCATGTGTCCAAGCGCGGCAAGCGTGTCAATCATTGTGCGCACTGGCGCGCTTCCAATTTCTAAATCGCCGCGATCAATAACAGGCAAAATTTCCGCAATGTCTTTAATATTGTTAGACAATTGTGTAGGAATTGTCTCTGGGTTTTCTGCCCATCCGCGCAACTTTGAAATGAAAGCGCCACCGCCAACAGCGCCAAGCCCCATCGTCTCAATAATTGTTCCAGCGCCAATACGTTTAGAAGTCAGCTTCATTGGCAGAGTAGGGTCGGGCGCATTCAATGCCGCAGCAATTTCCCAGTCTGGTGTAGATGCTGGAAATTCTGCTACTTTTTGAGCCAAAGTTGTCATATTGATACCTACGATAGGGTAATAGTAGCGCCAGTGAAGTCACACAGTAAATTCTCGCCGTTTGCCATAGTTATGCTTGAGCCATAATCCCACCAACCAGCCAACGGGTCGGCGGGTGAAGTTGGCGTGTCATCAAACAACACCACATAACGAAAAGGCCCAACAGAACCAGAAGCCGTCAACACCAAATCCTGTAGCACCAGTGTGTAAGTGCCGCCTGTCTGCGAGGAACTTGTCGTTGTAACATTTCGGCTAGACAGGTTTGTGTAGCTTATTTGCGTAATGTCAGCAAGTACGCTATTTGTTGCACTTGGAGCTGTATTAGTCAAAGCAATGACAAACTGGTCAGTGCCTAGATTGGCCACTTCTACCATGTTTTCAGCCCATGCGTTAAATTTATTAAATGTTGCCATTTATATCCCTTTCAAATACTCTCAATGTTTCCAAATTGGTCACGAATTATTGGTCGAACGATTCCATTTATTTCAACTTCTTGTACTTTTCCATTGTTGTCACGTATTAGGCGCGTTTTTTTTGGGGTATTGCTCATTTGTATAATTTCATCCCGCGTCACGTTTATAGTATTCCCCAAAGTCTCGGCCATCTGGCTCATCATGTCTCTGATGTTTTCTAACAAATTGATTTCTGGCTCGTCAGTTTCTTCTTCTTTATCCTCTTTTTGCATTTCGGCTATTTGTAACTTGGTTTCTGCCTCAATCTGGGTTTTCATTTGCAAGCGTTGCGTCTCGGCTTCCTGTCTGACTTGTTCTCTAGCCGATTCGTATTCTTGCCGCATCTGTTCCAGTTCTTTAGCCTGCTGCGCCTTAAATTGCTCAATCTGCCCCTGAGTTTGTATTTTTGCCTGTTCTAACTGCATTTTGCCCTGCTCAACCTGCATCATGGCCTCGGCTTTCATCTGCTCCGGGTCGGGCTGCGGTTGTTCAGGTGGTTTCGGTGCGTTGAGTTTAGCCATCGCTTCATCAAAAGCAGATTCCATCATTCTGCCGCCCTTGAATGCCCGAACGCCAAACATCAGCATTTCACCCATTAAAGGAGCGAGTTCTGGCACTTGTTGTGTAACGGGTAATGCTCTGTCCATGAACTGACCGACCGCGCCCAGAAACTCAATCCGGCTCTGTTTTTCGCTGGCCTCGTCCATTTCTACCAGTGAATCAGAGGCAACCTCAATCCTGAAACCTCTGGCGGGCTCAGACTTGAGCAGCATAATGGCTTGCTCAGAGTATTGAGCGTCCATTGTCCCCATGATTCCAGACATCTCGACAAGGGTCTGGGGCGCGTAAAAATCGCACATAATCTGAGCTTTGATTCTCAGCACTTCCGAAGCAAACTGCGCCACTTCGGTCTGTAGGCGTTTCAGTCTCAGTGAAGCGTACTGGCTTTTAATCTGTTGCGCGGTAGCGGTTTCCGAAGCCATCGAAGCGCCTCGGATGATGTCTGACAGGCCGGTAATTTCATATACGACCTGTTTGGCCTGCTCTCTGGCGTTGTAGCATTGCGCTAATGCCTGCAATACAGACTCCAACGGCAGGAAGTCAACAACACCTTTTAACCCGCCTTTTTCCGCAAAAGCCGCCCAAGTATCGACCGGTATCAATGTATTGTTGACACCTTCGGACAACATTCTTTGAACGCTTGGCTGGTTTGCGTCATACACCCCAACGACCTTAACAGCTTCGACTAGCATGCCGATTCGGTTGGTCAGCATGTCGATTTCTTGTGCCTGGTCTTGATATAGCGAAAAATCAGCAACAGGCACCAATGTGTCAGTGGTTTGTGTCGCAAACAAAGGCTTAGGACATGGCCAGAAGTTATCCAAGCCTAAAGGGTCGTCTTTAATGTCTAGCGTCTTAGAATGGCCTTGAGCAACCCAATACACCATTTTCGACGTTTTGCACCAGATTTCCCAGACTTCAGCTTTTTTCATGTCGTCCAGGTCTTCACTTTCAACGCCATTTTTTTGTAATTCATCGAGGCCAATAGGCTCATGGACTAAAGGTACTTGCTTGAAGTCTTCACCAAACCGCTTAATACCCTCCGCTCGGCTCATGTACACCCGGCGAGCAACCCACGTTACTTCGTCCCAGCTTCGCGCCGGTGAGTATCGAAAGTCTTTCCAGAATACATAATCAACCGGGGTGCATTCATATTTGTAAGCCATCGGCGTTACTTGCGCCTCGCCGCCCTCAATTCCGGGTGAGGCATCCGTTGGCATTGCCTGTTCTTTTTCCTCAAAACGTACCCAGGTTACACCCCTGCCAGGCAGCAGTCGGTCAGTAATCGCTAATCTGATCGAGCTGTCAAAATCGCCGTAGTGGTCGATCTCGTACTGTAAACAGCGCTCAAGAATCACTGAAGCGGTACGTCCGACCGGGTCAGAATCTTTCCAGCGCCGGGCAACTTCGGCGCGTGGCGTTTTGCCGTACAGCGCTGGAATCATGGTCTGGATATTCGACCACAATATATTAAAGCGCTTCCCGCTAGTAGCCCAGCCGGTGCGGTCGTCTCGATATCTTTTAACTATCTTATCGCCGCGCTCGATAAATTTTTCATCTTCGCGCTTGGCAAGTTTTAGCTCTGCATTCCACTTTCGTGCAGCGTCAACCGGATTTATTGAAAGTGCATTCAAGGTACTATCTCCACCCTAACCGCGCCGTTTGCTACCATCGGCGTACCGTTTGAATATGTCGCCAGTGCGCCTGTCGAGACACACAAAGCGCCATCATTGGCTCTGGGAAGTCCGTTAGACCACACCACACCCACAGGAAGTCCAGCAGTCGCATCAACGTATCGAATCTGGCCAGCGTCTGTCATTAGAAGACCGTTAGCGTACTCATCACCACCAGTTGAAATAGCCCTGTTCAAATCACCAGATAAAAGCACACCGTTCTGAAATGTGTCTGTCGGCTGAATAGCGCCAGTTCCTAATTGCACTACTTCTGCTGATACTGTAAATATAGACATTAGTATCTTTCCTGATGGCGTTTAACGTCTTGCCACAATTCGTCTAAAGGTGCTGTAATTATGACACCGTTTTGTGCTTTTATGTTGAATTTTGCGGGTTTTTCGGGTTCTTTTGGCTTAATTTGCTCCGCTATCAGGCATCCGTAACTGAATCCGTCGCCATCATGTGACGCCCAATTGTGGTCTGGGTCACTTGAAAATATGCGTCTTTCCTCATCCCATATATAACTCCAAGCGCTTAAACCTTCTAGCCCTTTTTCACATTTGTCGGAAAATTCGCATCTTTGAATAATCCTTCGGGCGGCGTTTACTCTGTCTGCTTTTTTGCTGTCTGGCGTTATTTTGACGTGCGAAGCGCCGAAATACTTAAGGAAAATCTCTATTGCGCTATATTTTGCCGCAAAAGTCTTATTTCTTGCGTCATGGGGTAGCCATATTTTGCCTAAAGCAGATGAACCATTGGCTCGTTTGTACTGGCTTATTTTGTCGCGCAAACGATCACACCACTGGTCAGCGTCTAAACCAAACCCGCAGTCATAGTCAAAAATCGTATAACCGCCGATTGTTGGCTGCCAGAAATACCATGTTGATGTGTCTTTTCTGCCTATGTCTGCACTGATATAAAAATCAGCGCCATTGGGGTCAAATTCAACATGAGAACCTATCCGACCCTGTTTTTCCAGCTTTGATATTCCAGCCGCTAGTATTGCGCCAATGTTTGACGCAGTAAAGCTGCACATATATTCTTGGTCAAACTTAGATAATCCGTAATCCTCGCCAAACTCGTCAATAAATGCTTTTTTCTCTTTCGCTATTTCTTCTAACGTGGCAAGTGGTAGGAAGCGATAGTTACAATAGTCTTGTCGGCGCTACGCCAGCCGGGATTGTATATTCAGAGTGGGCGCTTGCTAACCCAAACTCCAGAG